TTAGAAATTTTTGTACATATCCAGGACTCTCTTAATATGGTCAGGGAATCCTCTGCCTTCTCCACTAGGAGCATTTTCCATTGTTGCTCCTGAGAGTGTTCGTCGTGTTTTATGCTCATCTTTAAAATAGTAGTTGATTAGATCAATAACTGCTATCTGTAAATCTAAGGGAGTGGAAGAATATCCAGCGGTATATGTAATTTTTACTGACCCAACTCCTCGGGGCCAGTTAGAAAAAGCAGTGCCGTTAATAGAAACTACAGAGTCCGTTGTTGTTTCTAAATACCACTTATCAGTGGATAAAACAGTATACGGAGAATCTGGTTGATCTCGAGTTTCCACAGAAACAATAGTATTCACAGGACTTTCTGTCAATTGAACAGCATAACTATCCCAGTTCATACTAAAAACTTCAACTTTATTTGTAGAGTAAAAATCTACAAAACTATTTGCACAATAAGTTTTTACTAATTGGCTCACAGAATCAATAATGCGAGTAATCTTATAGTCATCCTTAGGACTTTGGATGCCTTCTGCGTCTTTAAACTGCTTTAAAGTTATAAGATTTGCCATAAGTCAATTAATAAAAACTTGGGGTGGCGAACCACCCCAGTTTAATATTCCAGCTATTACTGAGTACCGTTTTGATACCGAATAATTGAAACAGGCTTACCGACAGTAGCGGCATCACCTGCAAAGAGCTCTTCGAAGCCAACAGATTGGCTAGCAACGATAGCTGTTCGCTGGTTACCAACTTGATACTCGGTTTCGAGGCTTACGCCCTTCATTCGAGGAATAATGTAGTTGGGAACATTTACAAGAATAGCGCAAGGCTCGATGGCCGTGGCAACATTCTTATCAGTTGCAAGAGCTGCATCATCAGCTACGACTACCGGGATTGCAAAGATTGAACCTACAACACCAGTTCGCTTGATAGCGAGGTCGCTACCAACTTCCGTTACGTCTTGGAAGTTGATGTCTGAAAGCAGATCATTATATGCAGTGTAAGAAACAATCAGCATAAGATCTGCAGGGTTCAAGCCATACTTATTCATGGTTGCACGCATGCGAAGAATGTCTTGACCGATGAGTGAGTCTGCGCCTGCACCGGATTGAGTGATACCAGCAGTGCTTGTACCTGTAACCTGCAATGAGTTACTGAAAGTACCAAATGCGCCAATCAGACCAGAAGCAGCGGCACCCGCAGCACCTGAGTGACCAGAAATACACATCTTGTCCATAGCACGAGCGTGAGCACGAACCATGCCCTCACGAATCATAGGCAGAAGGGCAACAAGAGTTGACTCTTCGGTATCATTCGTGATGTATGACGTAGAAGTCATACGAGCAGCGGTAATAGTCTTCTGCAGTGCATTGAAAGTAGCTGCAGCTTGTGCAGTACCGTTTGCATTACCCTGGAGGGTTGCAGGAGAGTTGCTCTCGTCTGTCTCAGAACCAGTACCAAAAGTAGCGGTTACAGAGTCAGGCATCAAGGGCAGTACAGTTTTGGTGCTATTTACTGCAATTTCACGGAAAGCACTAGCAACCTTCAACTCAAGAAGAAGCTCCCGCTCAAATTGAGTGGCAGTTTCAATATCAAGAAGAGGGGCAATGTTAGAACTAGCGGCTGCAACACCTGCACCATACTTATTAATTACGCCTTGGGCAAAATCAGTTTCCCAACCCTTACGAGTCAAGTTACCAAGAATTTTTGCTTCAAGGATTTCGCGGCCACCTGCTGAAAGGTCGCCCGGCTGAGAACGATCAGAGAACTGACGCTTGCTGTTATGCATAGCTTCGAGTTCGGCTGACTTTTCTTCCAGCTCAGCTTTATACTTTTCAAGAATTTCTGCGGTGTTAGCTTGCTCCGCTTGGAACTCTTTACGCAGATCTTCTGCGAGTTTCTCAGTGCCTGACTCGATGCCAGTACGGATTGAGGTCTCGACTTTTTCTTGCTGCTCTACTGCAGCCTTTTCAGCATCTGCTTGCTCGGCAGCCTTTTGAGCTTCGGCTTCTGCAGCAGCTTTTGCTTCAGCTTCTACTGCAGCTTTCTCTTCGGCCTGACGAATTGCAATCTTAGCAGCAGTTTCCTCCGCTACCTTCTTAGCAAAAGCGTCTAGGTCGATTTCGGGAGTTTTTGTTTCTTCCGACATATCTGTCTCCATTAAAGAGGAATCTTCCTCGCTTTTAAAAGTTTTCTTGAAGTCCTCATAATCCTGCTCAGAATCGAATGACTTCGACAAAGAAAAAGTAGCTGCTTGATTGCAAGGTACCGTAACAACAGATACTTCAAACAACTCAGCGTCCTTAATCATTAATCCGTCGGTTTCCTCAAGGTAATCAGCATCCTTGACTTTGAAACCGACAGAAAACGCTCCAAGGACACCGTCTTTGATTAAATCAGCACACTCAGCATGTTTACTAATTTTTGCTTCCATGTGCAAGCCGTCCGCTGTGGGAGTAACTTTTGTTGCTCGGCCAATCGGTCGGTTATAATCGTGATTAAATAGTATAATAGGGTTCTTTTCAAAATTACCAAGACCCCCTTTCGTCCATGCTTCTGCAGAAATAGAGTCTCCAGCACGATCAAACGCATTTGTGCTAGCCATTCCACGAACCATGATAGAGCCGTCATCTTGCGGCTCACTCTTGAAAGTAGATGTTAAGTTAAATGTCTTATTCATCATTTTTCTTTACCTTTGCCTTTGGGGCGGGCTTAGGCTTTGGAGCTGCTTTTGGAGCAGCTTTCGGGGCAGGTGCAAGATCAATAAAAATTCTAGGATCTACTTTTCTAACCCAATCTAAAGCCAAATCGTAGCTTTTGAACCACTTTACTAAATAACTCATTCCAATAGGAGCATCAGTTGCAATACGATACTCTTCAAGAGTAAGTACTTTACTTTTAGTCCTAAAGTAAGCAGCTAGTTGGCGAGCGCCTAAAACTGCGTGATCTTTTCGTACTCCCATATTAGTCTCCTTCTGATTCTGGGGGCCTTCCACCTTCGTCGGGATTTGCTGCGCTACCGGCTATGTTTTGAGGGACTCGAATTTCATCTTGTCCTTCTATTGTTTCATATCCTAATTGATCCCGGGCTTCGTTAATTGTTATAATTCCTCCATTTACTAACGCTGTGTAGTAAGCTGCTGCATCTCTGAGTTCGGGCTGCAGTGCAGGAATATCAGTTACATCTTCTGTGATGTTAAATCCAAAATATCGTGATAGTGCAAAATTGAGCTTTCGTACAATTGGTAAGATTGTTTCAAGATAGTACAATCTCATGTTTGGACGAAGATTTGCATTGTTTCCAGAATCAAGAAGTATTGGAGGTACTCCTAATGATTTTAGAATTACTTTTTCATGCTCTATAATTGCGTTCTGAAAATCTAGTTCTTTAAAATTAGTAGTAGAGTAGCTATCTATCTCTAATCCACCATCAAGAATGAGGGGCCGCCTGCCGCCTGAGTCTGGACGATAGCGCAGGGTCCAAGATTGAATCATACGCTCTTTAATTTTTTCTGATAAAGTATTTGGCGATTTTAGCACCAAGCCAGGAACTGCACCATTCCTGAAAAAATTATCTTGAAAGTCTCTCATATCTCTTACAAGCTGCATGGTTCTTGTTGCAGGTTTAAGTCTAGAAACTCCTCTGTAAATTGAGTGAAAAGAGTTTTCTTTGATATGAATTATTTCGTTTACTTTGTAGTCGATACCTTGTAGTGTATACTTTTCTACAAAAGTAGAGGGGTCTGCTTCAACTCGTACTTTATCAGCAGGTAGATGGTACAGATGAGCACCATCAAAATAAATAAAAATATTTCCATCAAGAAGATAGTCAGTAATTAAGTTTCTCTTAAAGCTACTAACATCTTGAAAAGGGTTCGGAGTTCTATTTAGTAGTTCTTCTACTTTTCCTCTTTTTACTCCGGTTACGACACCTCTAAAAGCTCCTTGAGTGCTAATTGTTGAAGGAATTTCTGCTGTGTCATCAACAATCATGTTGACGCCACGATTTACTACTTCAAGCTGCTCATAAAAGCGCTCATATTGAGTAGTAAACTCACGAGAACTTTCTGACTTACCTACATCCAGTATTTGGGCAGGATTAAGTTTTTCTTCTACGTCCTCGGGCTTTTTCCAAAAATTATACCATGCCATGCTTTTCTCTTTGAATATCTACCCAGCGCATTTGCTTTGTCGCTGTACCAAGTCCTGGATTTCGTCCGTAAATTTTATGCAACTCTCTATGGTGTGCATGACATATAGTGACTGTGTGATCGTATAGCTCTGCCCAGTTATCCTCTATAAATTCATCTCTCCAAATAACTATATACTCGTCCGTATAGTGCTCTGGCCTTTCTTGTGTTTTCTTCTTAAGCCATAACCGTAGAAGAGGGGCAAGAGAGTAAAAGTGGTGGAAGTCTAATTCTTTTTCTGTTCCACAGATGTAACACTCATTGTCTTTTTTGTACTTTGATTTTGCTCGGTCCCTTATGTACTTCACAGGGTCTCTTTTGAGCTTTTTCATACTTTGCATTATAGCCTCTGTAAGATAAATTGTCAAACATTATTTTTGGTTAGGGGTTGTTAGAAGCCACTCTGACTTGTTTCAAACGAATACAATGCATAACGAAGCGCATCCGCCATATGAGATGCTCTATTGTGCTTTGGTTTCTCTTTAGCTAAATTAGGATTTGGATCCCACTGATATTGATCTAAGCATGACAAGGTCTCAGCGCATCGTTGATCGACAAATAATTTGTCATTGTCTACAATCGCAGCTACATGGGCGATGCCATCCAGTACAGATTTCTTAGCGTTACTTGTTGAAATATCGTATTGCAAAGCGAAGTCATATCGAGTTTGCTGTGCTGCAGAATCAATGTAAATAAAATCGATATCCCATTTCTCCATTAGTATTTGTATTTCAGCGGCATGCTGTTCCGTTGTTTTTTCTGCATCAAGATACTCATCTAATACATAGTACTGTTCTTCATCCCAATCATAACCAATTACGCAAAAAGCAGTAGGATCACGGTAACCGACGTCAAGGCCAGCGAATACATCCATACTAGTGGTATCCAATGCCTCATTGTTGGAGATACATTTTTCATGGTCAAAATTCCAAATTTGTCCTTCATAAGTATTAAAATCTGCTTCATATTCTTGTCGGAATTCTGCTTCCGACATACTTTTACGTGCTTCAGCGATATCAAACTCGCTCATTCTCGGGTTATCTCGATATGTTGCCCTTATAGAACACCATTCGGCGAACTCATCATTGAACCCTCTATCAAAAAACTCGGCAAACCAGTTGTTCCTGCCCCTTGGGGTTGAAATAAAAATTGCTTTCGAATTATCTTTATCCAATGTCGGTCGAAGTGCTACATTAAACGCATCACGTCCGTCTGCCAACGCCGCTTCGTCAAATATAATCAAATCGTAGCTACGACCTACACAGGAATCAACTTGGTTTACTGAGCCCATCCTTACCGTTGAACCATTGCTCAACTCAATTACTTTATCTTTTGCATTATCCTTTACTACTTCTAAATCAAAATGCTTGATGAGACTTCTTTGTAAATCAAAAGAAATCTGAGACAGCGAGTAGTTAGGGGACATTATAAGAATGTTTGAATTCGGAACTAGGGAGACTAGTTGGCCGATTATGTTTGCGATGTATGTCTTGCCTTGTCTACGACTCACTGCGGCACATACAAATCTATACTTAGGATTATTGATCGCATTTATTATTGCTACCTGAGAAGGTAGCGGAGTGATGCCGAGTAGTTCCAAATATGGGTCTACTGGAAGTTTGAGGAAGCGTGTCTCAGATTGTAAATCATGCAGAGCATCGCCAGTGATATCAGCCCTGCTTATTTGTATTGTCATGTTTACTGCTCTACTTTTGTTGCATCTCGATAGTAGATAATTATTTCTTTTTGCTGGCGTATATACCTGCGAAGCTCTTGCAAATTAAAAGCCATATTTTCATAGTCTTGTGGAGTCATTCCAAATATAACGAATGTACCTCCTTGCATTTTGCTAATACGAGCAATTTGCTCTTCAAGATTTTTTTCTGTGACTACAAAAAATTCTACATCCTGCAAATCTATTTTTCTAGGGAGTTGAGGCTGATAGATCTCCAGTGTTTTATATTCAGTTACAGTTTTTATGACCGGCTCGGGGGTTGGTAGAGGGTCATTTTTCAAAAAAGAACACCCAGATAAAAATAGTATAGTTAAAAAACTAGTTAGTATCCGCATTTTCCACCTCTTCACTATCTTTTTCTATCTGTTCAAAAACTTTTTTTGTACCGTTGTTGATTCGAGGCTCTATAAGCCCGGGCTTTACTCGGGCTAACTTAGTAAGATCGTGTCTCTTAAAGATAGACAAGTAATCATCCATCTCTGCTTGCATCTCACCATTTTTTTCAGTAAGTTTAGATACGGCCTCTAGTTGTACTTTTAAGTTCTTTTCTGCTAATTCTCTCGATGCTGTTTCAGTTTCGAGAGCAGTTTCTAAACGTGCAGAGTTCTCTTTCAACACTACATTGTTTTTCTCTAATTGAGCAATAGCTGTTTCTCTTTTGCCTATTTCAAGAGTGTGGTACCCGTATGCTCCTGCACCTACAACTGCTAGTAGTGGGAGCATTTTAATTAATCCCAACATGGTTCTTTTTCCACAATTTGATAATTGAATTTATCTTGCGTATGAAGTTCAAAAAGTTCTCCAGTTGCAAGAGTGCCTTTTATATGGGTCGGAGAAACTTTATTAATTGTACGAAAAAAGTACTCTGTCTTTTTCAAAGGGTCAACCCATATAGTAACTTGGTATTCTTTAATAAATAAAGATTTTAACCATCTCCAAAATTTAATCATTTTTCCTGTGCCTTTTCCAAGCAAGACAGCCAAACAGTCGTAGCGACCAGTAGGCCAAATAGTTTAATACTTTGAATCCGTTCTGTTCTATACAAATATCTCGAAAAAGAATATCCATTTCTTTTTGTGTTTTTGCTACAGTTTCATTATCTTTTGACTTTACCAGTTCAGCGTATTTATACCCATAATCGTGAACAAGACCGCCCATAAGCAAGACTCCAACGGGTGAAAGCCACATAGCAAGAAACTTAGGTACTGACGCTCCATCAAATTCAAAACCTTTTTCAATAACATACTCTTCTCCATCTAGGAAGAAGTAGAAATCTTCTACGATTTCCCATCGTCGGGTTCCAGTCAGCCACAGCCAAATTGAACCCCAGAATTTTTTAGTTGCAGTATCAATTAATACAGGTCTCATGATTGGCATTTCTGTGTATTTAAAGTTTACACGAGATTCTCCCTGTCCGTCAAAAATACTAATCACAAAACCTATAAGAATAATGGCAGCCACAACTACTGGCTGCCAAAATGTTACCATCAGATCAAGAATCACTTTTTACTCCAAGCAGTAGCTCCGAAGAACGCTGCGACGAGGCCAGCTACAGCCACAAAATAGGTCGGTGCCATGTCCCCGAGAACATCTGCAGCATGCTCGTATCCTGCAACTTGAGCACCAACCACAGCGAAAGGATATACCAACATACCAAGCAAAGCAAACCAAGCCATATTTCTTTGGGCATCGCGCATCGCATCAGCATCTTCATACTCTTTTCTTTTAAACTCAAGGTCTAGCTCCATTTCTCGCTGGGATATATGGCCATCGCCATTTATATCCATTTTTTCTACTACTGACTTATCAGCTGTTACTACTTCTTCTTGTTCTGCCATGGTATATCTCTATGAGGAACAAACGCCCCCATCTTCGGATGCATCAAATGTTTCGTCTCCGCATCCATACTTTCCATCATTATCAGTGTCACAAGCACGTTGCCATAGAATCATGTCAAACGTAAGTCCTTCGCCCCAAGGAACGTAAGATTTACACCATTCATGAGACCCAGGCTCAAAAGGGTCTTGTGGTTGTGCTACATAGTCTCTAGATGTCCAAGCATCCTGAGCAGTAAAGATTGTATCCTTATTATTCAGAATCCTCCTTTTAAAGAGAGTTTGAGTACTGATATAGATTTCTTGCCCGTCCGTAAGCGTGTATGTCGATCCATCGTCATAATTAATTACAGTCTCTGCAGCTACACCGGCTGATACGATAGCAAGCAGTACTAGCAAATATTTCATGGTAACCTCCTACCATTTTACTTTATTAGCCCAGTATGCCGCACTCATCTTGCCTCGAGCAATATTCCTGCGGTGTCGGGCTTTGAATGAAGCACGCTTCTTTTTCATGCGTGCACTCTCCCCCCGTTTTGGCTTCCCTGCAGTTTTCGCTCCTTGTTGGCCAAAACGAATAGTCTTGACCTTACTTCCTACTTTGGCCACAACAATGTGTGACTTTTTCGGATGGCTAGGAGTACGTTTAGGTTTATTATATCCTGATACTCCTGCCCTCTTTAATCTTGAGTCTCTCTTCTTACCTTTTCTTTTTCTTGCGGCCACGTTTCTTTCCATACCCAG